CCCTGCACTGGCACTCGACCATGTGAATCCGGCCGATGCCCAGGTGTAGCGAGATCCCTGGGTTTCAGTAACCGTCACCGTTTCGGGCATGACGATCAGCTCATCGTGAAGGTGAAAACGGCGGTCAGGCTGTCATCGGCACCTTTGTTGACCACAGGGAATACCACTCGGTCAAACATGATGCCTGCTGACGCAGCGTTGAATACCCCTGCCTCTGTGATTGCGCCAGTGCCATCGCCAGCCAAAAAGTCAGCTGTGAACGTAAAAGTTTTGGTTCCCGCCGTGTGCGCGTAGGTCGCGGCGTTTCGGTCGAGTTCCGTCACCAGCGCTGACTGCGCTGCTGCGGCTGCGGTAGTGCCTGTACCAAGCGCAATAAAGCCCATCACGTTGGGACGGCTGACAGACTTGCCAATCGCATCGGCAATAAAGTCGAAGCCTACGTTGACGATGATGTTGTCCTTGTGAACAGTCTCAACCTCACCGTTGGCACGATGCACGATGAGAGTCATCGCGCCATAAAGTTGCATAGATTCTTGGATCATAAAAGTCCTCATTTAAAAAAAATGACGCCGCCTCTTGCGAGAGCAGCGCCACGGTTGGGGTGAAATTTTGTTGAGTTAGATCTAGTACAAACGCAGGCTTGTAAACGTGCCGATCGGCGCTATTGCAGCGCTCGCCGAATCGACATCACCACCCATTCGTCCAGCAAAGAGTCGGCGCTCGCTGGACGTTTGACACACGCCAAGACAAATCCGGTCAGTGATAGAAACAGAGAACGCCACATTCACTCGCCTTGCGAGATGGTCCTCCAGGAAAAAGGAGCCATTTGAAGCGTCATATCCCACGAGCAGTTGCCCCGATGAGCCAGTCGCTGCCCAGATGACACAAGTCGTAATCTCGGATGGCGCAAACCAAAATGACGTGTGAAAGACTTCTGTAATATTCACACTCCAAGCGACTCGGGTCGTGTCCTTCACCATCAGCCCGTCGCCATACCGGCCTGCGGCGTAACTGACACTTGCTGCTTGGCTTAGCAACGGATTACCAAGACCGGCAGTGGAGCCGTTAAGCCTCCAGCCGTAAATTTCTCCGTCTTGCAGCGCATCTTCACGCGCAATCTGAAACCGGGCATCCACGTTGGCAATTGCACCGTCATAAGCCCATTGCCGTTTGGCAGCATCGCTTGCCCAAGGGAAATTCGCCTCCAACCACGTTGTACGGTCATCAACCGATGCCCCCAAACTGTTGAGCAGCGTGTTTTGGGCACGGATGGGTGAGACCAAGTCCAACTCAAACAGATACTCAGACGTCTGGGCACCAGTGCTCATGCGCAGCATATTGCGGCCATTGACCGAGACGACCGCTGCAAAGTGCTTAGTGCCTGGAAACCCTAGAGCCTGCTCATCGCGGGCGAGAATCAGATTGGCATTTTGAGGTTGGGCCACCACCGTCGAGACAAAGGTCGGGGTGTCGCTGTAAATCCCAGGTGACGCAATTGCTTTGATCCAGAACTTGCGCTCGCCATCAAAGCCGGAGGGCAGCGTATAACTGGTGGACTTGACCTCGGCAACAAAAAGCGAAGCATCCCAAGCAGCCCCTTCCCGCAATTCGTAGCCCACCACTTCTGGCTCAGGGTTAGGTTGCCAGCGAAATTCCAAGCGGTTGGCCGATTGAACAACATCGAACTGCCGAACCGTGCTTGGAGCAAGCAAATTCAGCACAAAGGTTGTCACGTGCGCGCTGTAATTGCCTGAGGTATCAATCGCGCGGATGTGATACGGGTACTGGCCTGCTGCACTTTGGTCATGCAACATCTGCGTACCTGATGTCTTGGCCACTAATTGCGCGTTATCCCAACCTGGCCCCACGCGGACCTCGTATCCTGAGAGGTCAGCATCCGGCAGTTCATCCCAGGCAATCATCAAGTCTGAAACTCTGCGCTGAACCGTAAATCCCGTGACGTCCGATGGCGGCAAAGTCTTGCCCAGCACTGACGCACTGAGCGTTACGGGAACGCTCTCCTTACGGGTGATGCCAATGGCTCTCAAACTGAATTCGTACTGCCCCTCTTGGGCGTCACGAATTTCAACGTAATTGGCGCTGGTCAGGGGCAGGCTTACGAAGTTTCCGCCTGCCACTCGGTAAGACAGCCGGTATGCAATGGCAGTTTGAACCTCGGTCCATGAGACCTGAACCAAGACTTGAGCCTGATCTTTGACCCGGTAAAGACTTTCCTGCATGACCAACCCCGTGGGAGGTGGTGGAACGTCCGAGAGCACAGTAATCGAGCGTGGCTGGAGTGCCAGACCTTCTTCAATCGCTGCGTATTTGCTTGGGTTGTGCGCCAGAGCCGTTACTTCATGGACACCCGGATCGCGCTCAGCAACAGCGACCACCCTAAAAAGCTGCGGCTCGATGATTGAGGATGCCAAAACCCAAATTGCGTCAACTTGGGGGACCGTGCTGAACGGTAACGTTACTGTCAGAGTTCGCCCGGAAACAGGCCCCACTAGACGCTCTTGGACAACGCCATTTGGTAAAACGACCGATAGTCGCCAAGGTAAATCAGCGGGCAACTCTTGGTCGATCGTCACAGTGCTGACCGTTGCACCGGCGATACGGCCGCCTAGGCGCATACCGCCTCGGACAGGATCGGCTACCTTGATAACATCGCCCGGGCGGACTACTGCGCCTTCCAATCCCGTGCGAAAGGTAACAATTTCAGATTCCGATTGTTCGGAGAACAAAAGCCACTTGCCCACCCGGTGGGCCTGACCTCGAGCAGTACAACCGAGTGCAACTACATCGCTTTGCACAATCCCATAGCGGGCGATACCGGCGGCATCTTCGACGTATTCAACCTTCTGACGGTAGAAATCATCTGGATCGTTCCAGGTCACGAGCGCCACGGTATGACGAGCTTTAGCAGAAGAACCTTGGTAGGCAAACTCACCGTCCACCACGTTGCCAGGGGCGAACTGGTAAACCGCATCACTGGGTGCATCCTGTGTGACCGTAATTGCACCACCCGACCAATACACCATGCCTCTAAAAATCGAGGCCATGTCCTGCACGACCTTGTAAGCCTGCTCGCGAGTCTGAAGGTACAAGTTACAGGTAAAGCGCGGCTCAAAGCCCCCGAGCCCGTTAGGCACCAACTGATCGCAATACTGCGCTACTCGGTAAAGCGCCCATTTGTCCACCTGAGACTCAGGGATGTAACCACCCAAGCCGTACCGGGTGCTGGTGACCAGATCGTAGAAACACCACGCAGGGTTGTCTGTCCATGCGATTTTGAAGGTTCCATTCCACACGCCGCTGTAGGCTCGTGTTCCAGGGTCGTAGTTCACCGGCACACGGACACGCAGCAGCTTCATGTCGTAGCTGCGCCGAGGGATGGCAGAAAACTGCGAAGCATCTACCCTCAATGCAACCAAGGCGCTGTTTGGGTAACGCAGCTTGCTCTCAACAACTTCGGTGTAGGAGTCGAGATAAGTCTTGTTCTGAATGGCGCTGGAGGTTGAATCTGCTGTGATTCGTCGTACACGGATTTCCCATGGACCGCTGCCAATGAGAGGCACGTAGTAACTGCGCTGATATTTGGTCGTGGTCTTGCCTGAGATCGTGTCGTTGATCACTTCGACAAACCCGCCACCACTGACCTGCCGATCGATGGCGAATGTGACTGAGCTTCCGTTAAGGTCTCCGTTGGTCGTGTCTTGGTTAGTAAGTTGACCTACGCTCACCTTGATCCTTACAGCATCTACATCCGGATCAGTGATTGAGCGCACCACGGATTGGCTCGCCTTAATCTCCACGCCAACGGGCACCTCATTCTCGACAGAAGAGAATCCGGGTACGTAACTTTGCTGCTGAGTGCCATCTCTGGTCTCAAGCGTCACACCAGAGAAGTTGGTCGTTCCATCGGCATTCTGTATAGGTGTGTCGTCCAAATAAACAGATTGCAGTCCATTGACCAAACCCTCAATCTCGCCCTCGGAAATGAGGTCGACAACCCTTGCGTAGGCTTTGGAGCGCAAGCCGTCAGGCGCTTCTTGGGCCACGCGTGCGCTGGCCCCACCACCCCCTTTACCTCCACCTCCTGCACCAATAATCAAATCTGTCATGCAGGAATCTCGTCGACATCAATACCAGCGCTGATCACGGCTGAACCTACTATCAATCGACCATATCCCACTGGCACGGGGTGGCCCTGAGCGGTCGTGTTGACTGCACCATTAAAGCTGTAGCTGGGCTTGTTCTCTGGACGCTCAGATGGTTCAGATGCTTTGGGTGTAGGTGCAATCATCTGCGCAACACCGCCAAGAATCATGGCTGTTCCCACCGAGTAGAGCGTGGCCTGGGAAAGAAATGCCCCCGATGCAGCCCAGCCAAGCGGGTTCCACCATGCGACAGCAAGCAATGCTGCGCCAAGCAAGATTTGACCAAGGCCATCACCACCAGCACCAGACACCACCGGCGCAATCGTGATGCGCTGGGAGCCGGTGGGCTCATGTAATCGCTCCAGGTTAAGGGAATCCCGGCCAGCAAGCACCCGGTAGCCAACACCACGTTCGCCGGAGGCAACCAACTCCCGCTCAAAGGTAGGAAAGTTGGCCGAAAGGGCTCGAATCGCTTCGGCAGCCGAGCCAATGGCAAGGTTGTGCCTGCGGCCAAAGTAACGACCGAGTTCACCGAGAAGAATGACTGTGACCATGTCGGATAACGTGAGTTGTAACTTTTTGCCAATAGCCACCGTAGACATCTCGGCTTGATAGCCGTCCTTGCAAGTGATGCAGGATCAGTCCATCCCCAAGATAGACGGCGGCATGATTGGGAACGGGAGACGCCACCTGCATCAAGATGCAATCGCCCATTTGAATTTCTTCTGGCTTCACTTGCGCAAAGCCTACTTTTTCGAAGTTGTCGAGGTACAAGTTCTCGCCGCGTTTCCACCAGTCATCAAAGCGAGTGAAGTTGGGCAACTCCACCCCACGCTCCAACTTGAACCAGTCGCGCAGTAACGCGTAGCAGTCCAGAACGCCATGGGACCACTCACGACCAACTAACGGTGCAACATAGCCAGAAGGCTCAATCTGCGACCATTGACCGCTTGGGAAACTGACGATGTGCCACGGCAAACCGCTAACCTCACAAGCCACCCGATCGGCCTGACTCGGTGTCGGCGGTAACCCAGGGTGGCTGTGCACCACACCCACGATATGACCCTGCGCGTCGGCTTGTGCGAAGTCCTCGGGGTGGATAACGAATTGATCGGTGCCCACGCCGATGTTTCGGCATCGTCGATACACCTCACGGCCTTTGCGGATCAGTAACAAGCCGCAAGATTCACGCGGACTTTCGTCACGAGCGTGGTCCATTGCCAGCTGTTTGTTCTCAGCCAGCATCAGCGGATCAATCCAGCAGC